CCAGTCGCTTGGTAAACGCCTGCATTGACTTGGTAATAACTGCCTGACTAACGCCTGAACGCTCAGCCATAAAGTTATATTCTTGCAGTGAATCGGTAGCGACATCAAAATTCGTGGCTGTTTTAATTACTTTATCCGCACTGTCGGCCATTTTATTAAGCGCAATAACACCCGCACCGGCAGCACCCACCCCGACCAAACCTAGCTTTGCCAGTTGGCCCGCCAATCCGGCAACGCCTTTTCGCAAGTTTTTCAAGCCGCTCAACTTATCAAATTGACGAATTTGCCCTTGCAGCGACTTCATCGGCCGCTGTGCATTACGAAGGTTTTTATTTATGCCTCGTAATGGCTTAGACATCTTGTCGGCAAGATAAGCAACCGCACTTAGTTTTAAATCAGCCATCGTTTAATTCCTCATTGATCCGCTGTGTCTGTTCTTCATATAGAGCAAGCTCAGTCAACGACATATCACGCATCTCAATGCGGCCTAATTTCCAACTATAGGCCACATCAAAAAAACGCTCGATCAATTGTTTTACGCTGCCGTATCCCCGAAAAAACCGGCCACCATTACCGCACACGCCATCAAATCGCTGGGCGATATTTCACGCACGCTCGACATCGGAATTTTTGCCAACTTCACCACGTATTTAGCCACCACATCCATCTTGAAACTAAACGAACCATCTTGAGCAATATTCATCGGTTGACCGAGATCAATCACATCGCCGCCGGTGGGTTCTTCAAGCTCAAGCTCGCTGACTTCTTCACCACGCACATCAATGGCTTTGTTTAACGTCAGCTTCATTGCTTCCAAACCCCTTTACGACCGGCAAACTCAAGATCAACCTTGCCTTCGTCACCTTTTGCCGTGGCATCACCTGATAGATAAGCCTCGGTTAAGGTATACACCCAACCGTTTGCAAGCTCAGCCGTGATCGTTAAGTCGGTCGCCGTAGTCAATTTTTCGATATCAATTTCAGCCTCAAGAATGGCCGTCAATTTCACAAATTGCGGCACACCCTTTTCAGAATAATTGCCCGTTTCATTGGCTAATGAATCAACCGGCTCGCGCATGATTGAATTTAAAGGACATTCAACGCCGCCTTCAATTTCAAACTGGATATCATCGGCTTTGATAAAACAAATGCCTGCTACTTTTTTTCCCATGACTATTGCTCCTATGCGGTCGCTGGATATTGAAGGCGGAATTGATTAAGCAATGCAAATACTCGCAACTGATTGACATAATCAGCAGGGAATAACACATTGATGCGCCCGCTATCGTTTGCATCACGCTCGACCACTAGATATTTGTTGAATAATTCAGCATTTTCGACAATGCCGAGATATTCCATTTGACTATACACATCAAGCATTGCACCTCGAATAATCGACGGCGTGACAATTTTCTGACCTGCACCAAACTTGGTGCCATCATCAGCGAGTTTATGCCGTGGGTATTTCTGGGTAACGGCATATTTCAACTTGCGCAATACATACGTTGAAGTGTGCAAGGTTTCACTGTCCAGATAACTGGTATCAGCTTGATTGAAACTGTTCTTTTGATAAGTAGTAATAGCTCGCTCAACGCGAACGGTGCCGCCGCCGACATAACTGGTTGCAATGCCGCTGTTTAGCAAGGTTTCGCGCTCAGTTAAGATAAAACGATCCCCCACTTGTGGCGGTAATACGCCAACGGCTTGGCCTGTTTGTGTGGGTCGTGCTGGATCTGCTTTGATAAACACCGCATTTCTAGCACCATACGCCGCTGCATATTCCCACACAGGGGTCGGCACGCTGGCCTCAAAACCGGCAATGGTGGCATGCTGATCGTTGCGGGTTACACCAAAGATTTGCAATGCTGAAAATTCACCCCGTTTGGCTGAGTAGACATGACCGTAAATCTGCCGACTATATGACCAGCGGCCAGCATTATCATCTAATTCAGTTGCTAAGGCATCGAGATTGGCCCCGCCGGTATAGGGATGAATAATAAAATCAAATTCTTCATCGCCCATCGCCGTGATTGCATCAGCAATATCGGGATCAGTCGCACCACCGGTCATCGCCGTGATGGTCAACACTACACCGCTAGGGGTTCTTTCATTTGAGACATTGCCGCGATAATTTTCAATCAAGGTGATGTCGTTGGTGGTTTCACCGCTCCATTTGGCGGTTAAATCCACTTCATAATCATTGCTGCCATTCACCGCCGCTGTGACCGGTAAATCATCAATCGCATTGATGGCTGCTGCCGTGGCCGTAGCAATGGCACTGGCTGCATCGCTGACCGCCACACCCACCCGCACAATCTGCCCGGCAATATATAAATTAATCGTGCCGCTGGCACTGGCTGGCCCTGCAATCGAGACTTTGCCTGTTGCTGCCACCGCACCGCCGTCATCGTCCAGGGCAATGCACCACACCTCACCCACGGCATCATTTAATCGTACCGTTTCGTGCATGCGTGCCATCATCGAGCCTAAGCCGAATTGCTCTTTAGCATCATCAGTGCGAGAAATCAGCAATGCTTGATTGCTGGCCGCTGGTGCAGCTGCAAGCTTTTGAGCTATCAACAGCACCTTTTGATTTTGCGTAAAAAAGCCCGCTTGGCTGTTATCCATTTCCGCATAAAACAACGGCACACGGACATCAGCGGGGATATTTTCAAAACTAATCGCCATTATTTCTTACCTCTTTTATTAAGTTTTTTCATCGTGACCACACCCTCAGAAATACGGCGCAACCAAAATTGATTGCGGGGCACTTCACGGCCATTTTTGGGCAACAGATCGCCCTTATCAGGGTCAACAACTTGCGCCCCGTTCTTTGGTGTTACAAACATGATTAACCTCTATTGTTCGAGTGTGATATCTATCGCGTGATCAACCGTGCCATCAGGCGGCAAGTCTTGAATATTTAACTCAATATTCATCGACTCAAAGGCTGGTGCATTGGCTAAGTCAACACCGGGGCGAGTGAGTGATTCATTGATTTGAAATTCAGCACTAAACTCAAACTGAAAATCCAAACGGGCGCGATCCATGCCAATCAACTGGCCGCCGCTGTACTCAATCGGCTCATAGTCGTTGTCAAAATCCCAGCCGAGCAAGCACTTCCATAATTCAAGCTTTAAATCATGCACCGCATTGCGTGCAGCTTGACCACGTTCATCAGCGGTATTATTGACCACCACAATGACCGCAAAACCCTCGATCAAGTCTTGCCTATAGGTGTTTTTAATGGTCACCGCCTGGGCATTATCATCAAGCGGAATCACATAAGCCGCAGGCACCATCATGTTTGATACGTTTCGCAGGTCTTGATATTCAGCTGCACCGGCAACACGGTTTTCAAATGTCGGACATAGTGCTTTTATTTCATCAATGATTGTGGTCAATTTCATAAATTAATCTGCCTAACCTTGACTGACTTTTTGAATGTCGATTTCAACATAGTGACCACCGCTGGCCGTCTTGCTGTGAAGGCTTTGCCAATGTAATCAGCCCGCGATTTTATCGTTGGTGTGCCATGCACCAGCATGAACGGGTAACGATCATCATCATTCTTTAATTTGTGGGTGATATAGACACCCATGCCATTGCGAAACATTTTGCTTTTAATGGTTTTTTGTAGTTTTCCCGATTGCTTGCCAGGTGACTCACCGGCTTGCGAGACTACATTGCGCGCAACCAGCCGACGAGCCAAGGTTTCAACTGCTTTGCCTTGTGTTTTTAGACCTGCTTTTAATAAGTCAAAATCAACATCAAAGACACCTAATTCCTCAATTTTGATAAATGATTGATTAGCTGGCATAACTGCCTAACTCTTCCGCCTCGATGACTAAAAATCTGCGTGCATCAGCCAAATCAGATACGCGGCGAATGCGATATTGAACGTCACCCATAAACAAGCGTTTATCTGCTGTTATATCGGTTCTGTAACGAATATAGAAACGATGGGTGATTGTGTCATTGAGCTGCATTGAACCCTGCATCAAAGCAGCGCCCACCGGCTCAATCTTGGCCCACGCATCAACAGGCTGGGTAAATGTCTGATTTATACCTGCATCAGCATTTGGCTCATCCTGCCAATCTTTAATGGTAATGCGGCGGTTTAAACTGCCCACAGTTGGCATCTTCATCAGAAGTGAACAGGTCTAAACGGGAACAACATCTTGTCGATACCGTTGGGAACGTCACTGCTTGCGGAGCGATCTTCGTCCCAATGAGTAAGCAACAACTTCAAGGCTTGATTAATGATTTTTGGCACATCGTCTATTCCTCCGTAACCACACACAAACTCAACCTCGACCGCATTCCTGACATTTCTCACGCTCGGCCACGCATATTCGTAAGCCGGATACAAAACACCAAACTCCGATACTGTGTCAGCCTTGTAATTAGAAGGATTAATCGTCTGCTGATTGCCATCATTATCAATGTATTTCACGCTGGAAATTGATTGTAAATTTGGCATTAGCTCAACCTCATTACCAAAACAGCGGCCGTAATACTTCCACGTTTGCGTGATTAACGGGCGGCCAGTGTAGGTTTCGCAATACTCACGTGCTGACTTGATTACCACAGATATCTCCGCATCCTCGGCATCATCCGTCACCCGTAAATGGTCTTTCGCTTCGGTCAACGATACCGGCTCAAAAGCGGGTTTAGTGGTTAATTTAAAACTCATTTAGACTGTCTCCACCACATACGTTTCCACCGATTCGGCCAACTCAACCGCACCCGTGCCTGTCCATTTCAAAAAATGACGGCCTGATTGCTGGTAAGTAAAATCAACGTGATATCGACCGGTTGAATCTTTGACCAACTCGGCATCGGTGCCATAAATAAACGTGGTTATCTCACCATCAGGCTCACGCATCAAAAAACTGATTGTTGTTGGATCTGCTGGCGCACCATCCAAACCACTGAACGTGATCGACGCACGGTGTAAGTCACCAAT